GGAAGCAACCTAGCTTTCAAGAATACATAATTGTCGGAGATGACATAGTCATCGCTGACAGAGATGTCTCTGTACGATACGAGGAGTTGATGTCAGAACTCGAGATTGAAATCAGCCCAACTAAGGGTTATGATTCCCACGAGGCTGGTGTGTATCACACACCAGTCGAGTTTGTTAAGAGGATCTTTATCACTCATAACAATTTCCCTTCTGAGATCTCCGCCTTGCCTATCAAGTACCTCCAAAATCCAACACATGAAAGTGTTGCTGGATTTATTGGAAGTCTAATTGATAGGTCGAATTTCGATATCAAGCGGGGTTGAGAGCATCCTGGTCTCTGTGATCCTTTGCTAAGGGATCCAGCTACCTGGGCCCTTGGTGGAGTATTCTATTCCACCTGTCTAGTGTCCGTGGAAAGCCTTGAGGTCATTTTGAACCTCTTGGGTATTACACGCGACGCCGTCACTCTCTGATTAAGGAGAGAGATCGGTAGACGGGCCGCCATCCCTATAAGTGAGCAACCTCGGTACCATAATGAATTAACTATGGTACTCCCTCTGGAGTGACTCCAAAGGTGAGGGAAATCACTTATAAGGTGACTCAAAGTAAGGCCCCGTGCCCCTCTCAAGGCTATTAACACTATGGCCAAATCATCCCCCTCCGATCTTAATAAAATATTAAGACCGACATCTAGACTTGTAACTGACTTAATTGGTAGTCAGTACAAGACACGGATGTTTGGAGAGGAGGACCTCTGAAAAGAGATGGTACCTGACAATTTCCTTTCCATGAGTGTCATATCTGACACAATGGATATGTTAATTGTCCCTAGGAACTATTCCAACCTTTTTACAAGGTTGGAGTCCAAATGGTTAGGTAGGGTCTCATCCCTCACCACACTAGTAAAACTAGGAGGTAGTGAGGCCCTGCGCCTTGGATTGAGGAGGTGGTCAAAACCACTTCCTCCTTCCAGGGCACTCATGTGTATAAATACAAATGAGTCCAAAGCACGGACAGGATAATGTAAGTCATTAGCGAGCGTTAACAGGGGGAATCGCACCCCCCCGGGATCTCCTTTTTGGAGACAGACGAGATAGTGGAATGGTTACCACTATATCGC